AGTGTAGCTTCAAGGTGGAAGGTAGCATGAGCGGCGTATGAGAGCTGGCAACCTCATTAAATTAGTCGATGGTGTTCCAAAGGAGCGTGACTTCGCTTCCGACACGGGCACCCCGTTAATCATCGATGCTTCGACAGGGTTTGGGTACTACTATGATGGCATTGCCGTTCGTACTTTGCAGACTGGACCAGCAAGTGTGGTCGGGGCGTTTTCCAATGGTTTTAATTCGGGATTTGCATAATGCCTAGAATGTCGCTATCGCAGGTGCTGGCCTCGGCAATAACCAAGTTCCCAGATAACACTATCGGGGCGATTACCCCTGCCAAGTTGCGCGAGTGGGTGCAGGACATTGTTTATGCTATCTGGCCAGCCTACGGCTATATTTTCCGCATTGCGCCCATCGTGCAGGCTGTTACGACTGTTCCAGCGCCCCTTGTGATGGACATGCAGTATGTATCAACTGTTCCTGATTTCACATGCACTCCCGCTCTTGGGCGAATTACTAGAAATGAAACGGGCATCACCCGTTTGAACTTCACAGCTGATATTGTTGGTATCGCCACCGCACGGACAATCACCTTTACTATCGACCAGAACGGTGCTCCGACTATTTGGCGGAAGTCGATTACTACAGCCGGGACAGGCAACACTGAATCTGTTGCACTCAGCGCCATTGTCGAAGGTATTGGAACAAATAACTACGACATTACGGTGTCTATCGACACTAACTCGTCACTAACCTTCTCCAACATGGCATTTGTTGCTGAAACACTTTTGATTTGAGGATATCAATATGAGCGCAATGGACGTAGCAACAATGGCACGGGTCGGGATGAACCCCACACCTGCTGGTATCGGCATGGTGGGAGCAGGGATGCTCGCCAAGAGCATGTTCGGTGGCGGCAACGTCCCTCCGGCAGCATCTTATACGGACAAAGGTGGCTGGCGATACGGTAACGCCAATGTGCGTCCTGAGTTCGTGTCCTCAGTGGTGGACAGGCTGCGTGGCGGCATGGCTCCCCAGCATACGATTTTCCAGCAACAGCAGAATGCGAGCGTATTGCGTCCACAAGGTAGCCCGACTATGGACAACATGCGGAGCCAGCAAAGAAATGCTGACTACATACAGGCCATGAGAATGAATAAGTATGCTGCTGATAACAGCTTACAGAACCCCGGATTTGAAGTGCAGCCGATGGGCAGGCAACGTCAGGCTGGCAAGCCCGCGTTCCCCAAGACACAGACTGCACCAGCTCCGGTGCTGAGAGGCTAAGATGCCAAGTACCTCTGAAAAACAAAAACGCCTCATGGCAGCAGCCGCGCACAATCCGGCATTTGCCAAGAAAGCAGGTATTCCGCAGAAAGTTGCCAAGGAATACAATCAGGCAGACAAAGCCCGCCATACTGTGGCCTGCCTGCGAAAGAAGTAGGACGTGAAGGATGGCACGTTATCCATCCATAAAACCCACCATAAGGAGAAAAGTTGAAATGGACGTACTAGCTAATTATGAAAGTGCTGCCGTAATGGGCAACGACTCGCGCAACGCGGCTGATAATCGACTGTTTGTCGAGTTCTTCCGCAGAGCTGTTCAAAATTCCTTCAAGTCGGAAGAAGCCGGACGTCCAGTATTCGACGAAATGGACTTTGTTCGCATCACTGTTCCGGGCGACCGCTACGCGAACTTTGAGAGCAAAGTCACCGAAGAACACAAGCGCCGTTTCGCTTCCCGCTGGGAGCGTTACCAGCAGGGTCTGTCGCAGGCTGTTACTGGCACCCCGCTGGAACAGTGGCCGCAGATGTCTGTCGGCATGGTCGCCAACCTCAAGGCCATCAACGTCCACACCGTGGAACAGTTGGCCGAGATGCCCGACCAGTACGCCCAGCAAATCATGGGCAACCACGACCTTCGTAAGAAGGCCAAACTGTTCTTGGACGCTGCTGCTGGTGAAGCTGCATCTAACAAGCTGCAAGCTGAGTTGGATAAGCGAGATGCCGAGATCAACACGCTCAAGGAGCAGATGGCTCAGTTGTTGGCGGTCAAGGCAGCTGACAAGCCTGCACCGAAAGTTGCTGTTAAGGAGTAATCATGTCACTTACCGCGCTGCAAATCATTCAACAAGCCTGTGGAGAACTGGGGCTTCCTACTCCTGATGCTGTTGCTGGCACCACGGAAGAAACCAACATTCAGATGCTGGCTTTGTTGAATGCAGCGGGGTATGACTTAGCCGCGAATTACCAATGGGAAGAACTGAACTCCGAGTACCTGTTCGACACAGTTGCTGACCAGATGGAGTACCCCCTGCCTGATGACTACAACTACTTTCTGGACAGCACGGGCTGGGATAGGTCGAACCGCTGGCCACTTCTTGGTCCGGTTAGCCAGCAAGAGTGGCAGGCTCTGGTCGCTGCCAAGGTGCAAGCCGTATCGCGCACCTACTACATGCTGCGGAACAAGAAGATTTCCCTGTGGCCTGTGCCCTATGTCGGGGACGGCTTTACCGACCCGCGCAAGCTGGCCATTTCCTACGCATCCTTGAACTGGGTGATGGATGCTTCCGACACCACTTCCAAGCCTATGATTAACCAAGATGGCGACGTTCCACGCTTGAATCCGTGGCTGCTGATAAAGTTCCTCAAGCTCAAGACGTGGCAGGCCAAAGGCTTCAACACCGAGGCGCTGGCGACCGACTTCAAGGTCATGTTTGAGTCCATTTCTGCCAAGAGCAAGGGCAGTCGGGTGCTGTCGCTGGCACCTAAGACTGGCACCGTGTTCATTGGCGTCCAGAACGTGCCGGAAGGCAACTGGGTTAGATAATGACACAAATGACCCACAAAACAGTCACCTCCGCAGCGCCTGTAGGCGGGCTGAATGTTGCCGACAGCTTGGTGTCCATGCCACCAACTGACGCGACTGTTATCCGCAACTTCTTCACGGAACCCTACGGCTGTGAAGTGCGGAAGGGTTACGTCGCCCATGCTATTGCAGGTGATGGGGCACAGCCCGTGGAGTCACTGATTGAGCACATCACGGCACAATCAGCAGCGCCTGCCAGTCTGTACGCTTTCGCTGGCAATGAGATGTTCGATGTTACCGCCCCCGGAACATCTATTGTTCGTACTCCGGTGCTGACAGGGCTGAGCAATGCCCGCTGGTATCACATCGGAATTGCCAATGCTTCCGGCTACAACGTCGCTGCCTACAATGGCATTGATGAGGGCATCTGGATTCATGACAACGGCACGATTACCCGTATCTCGCTGGCCGTTAATCCAGTGTCACCAACTGCTGACGAAATCGCGGGCGTTGACCCGAAGAAGCTGATTGGCGGCTGTATCCACCAGCGTCGGATGTGGCTGATTCAGAAGGACAGCACCAAGGCGTGGTATCTGGAACCGGAAGCCGTAACAGGACAAGCCTACGAGTTCGACTTTGGTGCTATCTTCACCCGTGGTGGCCGACTGATAATGCTGGCAAGCTGGACGCGGGACAGCGGCGTTGGCCCGGATGACATGCTGATAGCGGTCAGCAGCGTGGGTGAGATTGCCATTTACACGGGCACTGACCCGTCATCTGTTGCCACTTGGGGACTGAAGGGTGTGTTCTATACTGGCTCGCCACTGAGTCGCAGGGCGATTACACAGGTCGCAGGTGACTTGCTGATGCTGACCCAGTATGGCCTGCTGTCCATGAACGCGGCCATGAACACCAGCGACTTTAGCAGCGCCTCCAGCGATGCCTATTTGTCCAACAAGATTCAGTATCTGATTAGCGACTTGGCAACGGAGCTGGTCGATGTGTTCGGCTGGGATTTGTTAGGCTGGCCTGACAACAACATGATTATAGTCAATGTGCCCATTACTGCCAATTCGGGTCAGTTGGTACAGTCCACCATCACCAAAGGATGGGCACAGTGGGACGGGATGGACGCCGAGTGCTGGTGCGTCGTAGGGCATAAACTGTTCTTTGGTGGTGCCGATGGCAAGGTCTATCGGGCATGGGAAGGCTACACGGACGGTGCCGACCAGACTGATGCAGATACCATTATTCCGGGCATCCCTATCACAGCCGAGATTCAGACGGCGTTCAACTACTACGGCGGGATGTCGGTAGTGAAACACGCCAAGATGACGCGCCCAGTGTTTATCGGCTCCAGCCGCATCCCCTACCGTATCCGTGCGAACCCTGACTTCGACTACACCCAAGCCCTGAATACGGGTGCCATCTTGAAGTCTGCCGAGTCGCTGTGGAACAAGGGTAAATGGAACGAGGCCGAGTGGAGTGGCGGTATCAAGACCCAGAAGCTGTGGACGTTTGTTTCCGGCGTCGGTACTGCCTTCGCCATTCGTCTGCGGTTTGAAGTGGAACAGCCTGTGTTGTGGGCTGCATACGACTTCATCTACGAGGAAGGCATTGGCATCTGATGCTGGTATCGGGCGACGAGGTTGCCGACTGGGTAGCCCTTGGAACAGGGGCAGACGTAACAAAGAAGGTGCAAGCGATTGGGCTGGTTAATGATGGAGAATTGGTGGCCGGAGCCGCGTATGACTGTTATTCTGGCACCAACATCTTCGCGCACATAAGGATAGACGGTAAGGTGGGGCGCGAGTTTTACAAAGCCATTTTCGCTTACCCGTTTGAACAGTTGGGATGTAGTCGGATAACTGGTTGGGTTGAACGGGCAAACGAAAAGGCTGTGAAGTTGAATGAGCACTTTGGTTTCACAGTTGAAGCGGTAATGACGGGGGCTGCTAAAAATGGCGGCGACATTCTGTTGATGGTGCTGTGGAAGAAAGACTGTAAAGTTTTGAACTGGAGAATGAAATGAGATACAACCCGCTACTTCACGGACACCCTTCCGCATGGGATGACGAGCGCAGATACCACAAGGGTAAGGGCGCTGATACTCCCTCCACACCGAACTACAGCAAGCTGGCTCAGGAACAGGCCGTGCTGGACAGGCAAGCTGCCGAGCGTAATGTGCTGGCGAACCGTGCTATCCAGAACACCCCTTGGGGCACTATCAACTGGTCACAGAACAAGAACCCTGTGACTGTTGACCAGTCCGGTTTCGACGCCATGAGCAACAACTGGAACACCTACAATGCGGCGAAACCGACCCGCGCTGCTGGCGAAACGAAGGCTGCTTATAACGCTCGCGTCAACAGTTGGAAAACTGGTCGCAATACTGCCGCCGATGCTCTGCGTGGCGGTGGGTATTCCACAGGCGGCGGCTCCACTGGTTCCACAGGCATGATTCGGAATGCACAGACTGGCATGATGCTTCCTGCCAGCGTGAACAACTACGGCCTGACCAATGGCGTGGGAAGCAGCTCCTCCTCCAGCGGCAAGCTCCGTGCCCCGACCATCGAGGACTTCACCAGCGGTGGAGACAATACTGGTCAGTGGACGCAGGACATCACCCTCAACCCTGATGACCAAGCCCGCCTGACCGCACAGCAACAGTCGCAACGCGCACTGGCAGAAGGTGCTCAAGGGATGCTGGGTCGCGTGAACGATGCCTACTCCAAGGAGTTCAACTGGGCTGATGCTCCCGACGTGCGCCAAGTTGACCTCGGTGCCCTGCCGGATGTGTGGAACGCTGACTGGACGAGTGCCACGGGCGAGAACGGTGGCATGGCAATCGACAAGGTCAAGGAAGCCATCATGAGCCGGATTGCCCCTGACCTGCTCCGCAATCGTCAGCGCGAGGAAGCGCAGATGATTGCCCAAGGCGTAGGCCGTGGTGCGAACGAAGCGTGGAACAAGTCGCAGACCACCCTTGGCCGGAACGAGACAGACGCCGCTATGCAGGCACTTCTGCAAGGTGTTGGTGAGTACGGCAATATCCGTGATGACCAACTCGGCTGGCGTCAGAATGTTTACGGCGAACAGAATGACCAGTACAACCGTGACATTCTCGACCGTGACCGTTACTTCAAGGAACAGAAAGCCCAGCGCGACCTGCCGATGGATGAGTACATGCGCCTCATGGGTGCCTCTGGCGAAGTCCAGATGCCGAACTTCCCCGGATACGCGCAGCAGGGCGGGACGAATGCCGCGAACATGGTCGGTGCAGCGCAGGACACCTACAACAGCAAGATGCAGGCAGCGAACGCGCAGAACCAAGCGTCCAGTAACTTCTGGAACACCGCTGCCAGCCTTGGTGGGACGCTGGGGAGTGCATACTTGTTATCTGACCCACGCCTCAAGACTGATGTTAAGTTCCTTGGTATGCACCCGTTGGGCATCGGTATTTACTCGTGGGTCTATCGCTGGGGTCAGAAGGCAGTCGGCGTGATGGCTGATGAACTGTTGATGGTGAAGCCAGAAGCTGTTGGTGTGTGGAACGGCTACCTGACTGTTGATTACGGGAGAATATGATGGACTTGGCTACTTTACTCCGTTCTGCCTTTATGCCGGGAGAGGCCGGTGGGATGCCCGACGGCGGCTATGGCTCCTCCACGGGTAGCGGTCAACAGATGCCTGGAACCTATGGCTCCCGCGCCTCACAGTTGAAGCGCCAGCGTGAATTGGCCGACCTGCTGCGCGAGCAAGCCAGCGAAAAGACCAAGGACAACTATGTCCCCGGATGGACGAGTGCCTTGACCGGCGCTGGGATGTCACCACAGCTTGTGGGTGGTGGTAACGACGCTGCCCTCAACATCATGAAGGGGCTGGGTGGCGTGGCTGCTGGCTATCAGAATCGGAAGTTGGATGAGCAAGCGGCTGTCCTTGACCAGCAGGCCAAAGATGAAGCACAACGGGCTGCGATGGGTCTCCCCAGCATGACTGGAACGCGCACCGTGGAACAGACTGTTCCAGGGGAAGGCGTGCCTGTTGAACAGGCTGCTCCCGCCGTTGTGCCGACTTCCCCATATGGTACTTCCGAATCGCTTCCAAGCACTCCGGGAACTATGCTTCCACAGGCACGGGCGCAAATGACTCGTACCCCTGACACTGTCAAGCAGGTGCAGGAACAGTACGCCCTGTCCCCTGAGGAATACTCTACAAACTTGAGCAAGTTTGGGGCTACGTTAGATCCAACTAACCCCTACACTTCTGACCTCCGTGGGGCTGTTCTTAAGCAGGCTCTTTCCATGCCTGAAAAGATTATGGAATCACGGGATAGGGCTGCATCGCTGGCTGAAATTGCTAAGGAAAAGTACGAGAACCAACGCGCGATTGCTCAGCAACAGCACGAAGCTCGCATGGCAACCCTTCAATCTCAAGAAGAGCGTGCCCGTGAGATGATGTCATTCCGCGTGGCGCAGCACAACTCCGACATAGAGTTTAAGCGCCAGATGGCACAGATGAATGCTGGCTTCAAGCAGCAAGGACTGGATATTCAGCGAGAAGGCTTGGCTGGTAGACTTGCTGACAAGCAGGCAAAGGCAGATGAAAAAGTGAAGGAAAAAGAACTGGCGCAGGAAGGAGTTGACCGCCAGCTCGAGAATGTCCAAAAGACTGCGGGTAAATTGATCGATGTCAATACTGGCGCGGCTAAGGAAGGCCTCCATAAAGGTACAGGGGTCTACAATGCGATGCTTCCAAACGCTCTTGTGGGTCAGAAGTCTAATGAAGCACGTAAAGACTTGAAGACCCTGCAAAATCAAATGACCATGATTTCTTTGGCCGATGCTAAGAAGGCTGCTGGTCAGTCGTTTGGTTCCATGCAAGTGCAGGAGTGGGAGAAGTTTCAGAATCAGGTTACTAACTTGGACATTGATAACCCAAGCGTGGAAAAAGACATCAAGGAAGTATACGACTATGCTGCTCGTATTCGTAATGGTTTGAAGGCGGCATCTGCTCCAGCATCCGCTGCATCTGGTGCCCCTGCTGGGGTAGACGCAGCAGTCTGGAATGTGATGACTCCTGAGGAGAAGGCACTATGGACGAAATGACCCTGGAACAGCAGCGGGCGCTAGCACTAGCACGGGCGCGGGTACGGGCACAGCAAGCCCCTACGCCAGCACCACAGCAGGCGCAAGCCGCCGTCCCTATACCTACCTATAGCCAAGCCGTAACAAACCCGTTAAACCCCGTCGCGCTCACTGAGGGGTTGGCAAATCTTGGCTCTGGGATGATTGCCAAGCCTGCTTCAGACATCGCGGGACTTATGGGGATTGCTGCCCACGCGACAGGCTTGACTGACACTGACCCCACGGACGTGAAAGCTAGGGTTCAGGAAGCCATGACGTACCAGCCCAGAACCGAAGGTGGGAACCTCGCGGCTGAGTACAATCCTGTAGCCTTGGCTGGAAAAGCGATTGGTAAAGTTGCGGACGTCGCAGGAGACGCTGTGGAGGGCGACCCGACTAAGGCCTCCTCACTCCGGCATGTCCTTGCCAGTGGAGTCAAGGAAGTAGTGCCCCTGCTCCCAATGGCGCTGGGAGCTCGTGGCGTTACCCGTGCTCCAGCGAAAGCGGCAGAGGAAGCTGCAAGCTCAGCATTCAAGCGGCGCAACACAATCGTTAAGGATACTGCCCTCGCGGAAGGGGGGAAGCTAGGGTTGAAGGCATCTCCGCTGGAAAGAGGCGCTGGCACGATTGCTAAAGGGATAGAGTCTCTTGGCGGTCCGGCGTCTGTACAGCATGGTATATCTCTTAAGAACCAACCTGTGATAAACGATATCATTCGTAAGGATGTCGGATTGGCTCCAGATGCTCCCCTTACGCATGAAGTGATTAAGACTGCTCAGCAAACGCACTACGCCCCTTATGAACAGGCGAAGGCTATCGGGACGGTGGAACTTGGCAACAACATTCCTTCCCATCTTGAAGGAGTTAACAAAGGGTTCAATGTAGCTACTGGGAAGCCAAGCTACACCTTGGACGCTTCCAAAGTTGTGGAGCAGGTGAAGCAGCTTCGCAGTGATGGATTTGAGCTGCGCTACAAGGCGTCAAAAGATTCCGACCCCTCCTTAAAGCGGGAAGCGAAGTCTATGCTGAAAACTGCTAAGTTTCTGGACGATGCACTGGAACAGGCAGCTATCAAGTCTGGCGCTCCAGAGCTCGTGAATCAGTTGCGTCAGTCGCGGGAAAGTATTGCGAAGTTGCACAGTGTTGACCGTGCTCTTCGTAACGGAAATGTGGACGCTGGGAAGCTGGCCAAGATTAGCGAAAAGGAACCGCTGTCCGGAGACACTAAGGTCGTGGCAGAGTTCGCCAAGCATGTTCCGGGGTCTACTAAGCTGTCAACGAAGGCTAGCTCCCTAGTGGAAAACTCTTCCATGCTTGCATCCGCTACACGACTGATAGCCAAGGGAGCAATGAGGGGATTAGCAGCCCACCCACGTCCAGTAGGACAGCCCACGCTGCGCTCCAATGTTAGAGTGCCCGCATCTACCGCACTAACAGTGTCCGCTCTACGCGCACAACAAGAGAACGAAGGAGAATAGTTATGCCACGCAATAGCTCTGGAATCTACACCCTGCCCGCTGGTAATCCGGTGGTGGCAGATACAGTCATCGATGTCGATTGGGCTAACCCTACGATGTCGGACATTGGCAACGAAATCACCCTGTCCCTGCCGCGCAACGGTAGCGCAGGCATGACTGGTCCATTGATGCTGTTGGGGAATGCGACTGCTCCATTGGAAGCTGTCCCCCTGCAACAGTTGACTAGCATGACTGCCGGCTATCTTCCTCTTACTGGCGGTACGTTGACGGGCGACCTGACGTTAAGCGGCACTGCTCCGCGTATTACTGGAGATATGACCAATGCCACTCTTGGTAGCAGGGTCGGACTTCAAACCAACACGCCCAATGGTAATACTTACGTCATGGTATGGCCTAATGGTTCGTCTGTTCAAAGTGCAGTTCAAGTTCAAAATAGCAGCAATACTACAAACCACAACAGACTGTCTCTTACTATAGATAGTTCAGCAGCTCGTCTAAATACTAGCGCACTTGGGTCAGCCTCAGAAGTTCCATTAGGAATTTATACAGCCAATACAGAACGGATGAGGTTTGACGCAAGCGGTCAAATCTCCGCCCTTCCTAATGGTGGTGTCGGCCCTTTCTTAATCGGGACATCAACAGCGATAGGGATAGGCGATAGTGGGAATAATTTCGGATTTAGCTATGCTGGTGCTGGAGCATTACGGACTAATTTCAATGCTATAAGTGAGGGGCTTCAGATTAATGCCTCTAACTATACGAGCGGCGTATCGTATATGCAGGTTTTCAGAGCCGGAGCCGCTACAGCTCGCGGCTTTATCAGTTTCGACGGCACGAATATAAACTATACAAATTCATCTGACTACCGACTCAAGGAAAATGTCCGTCCGATGGTTGGTGGACTCGACAAAATCCTTGCATTGAAGCCTTGCACCTTTGACTGGAAGGAACACGGCAGGGCTGGTGAAGGTTTCATTGCTCACGAACTTCAAGCGGTTATCCCAGCGGCTGTAACAGGCGAAAAGGATGCTGTTGATGAAGCTGGTGAAATGGTAATCCAAGGCGTTGACCAAGCGAAGATTGTTGCTACTCTTGTAGCAGCTGTCCAAGAACTGTC